TTTAACTTATAATCCTAGCACAGGAACTATATCAGCTACAGTATTTAAGGGTAATATAGATGCTGTAGATGGTGACTTTGACGGAACGCTTGAAGCAGATGCAATAACTGTTGGTGGCACAGCACTCAATACTGTGATTGCAGGAGTTACAGTCACAAATGCTACAAACTCTGCTCATGTTTTAGTTACAGATAATGAAAGTACAAACGAAGAAAATTTAATTACCTTTGTAGAAGGTGCTACATCAAGTACAGGCAACGTTGGGTTAGAGATGGATGGTCATCTTACATACAATCCAAGCACAGGAACAGTAACTGCTACTATATTCAAAGGTAATATTGACGCAGTAGATGGAGACTTTGATGGAACTCTTGAAACAGACGCATTGTCTATAGCAGGAACAACAGTGACTGCGACAGCAACAGAATTAAATTATGTTGATGGTGTGACCTCAGCAATACAAACACAATTAGATGCAAAAGCATCAAAAGGCTTCGCTACAGCCATGGCGATTGCATTGTAAAAGGAGAATATTATGGCACAAGATTTTGAAAGAGCAGTAGCATCAGATAGCACTAGTGATATCAATATAGGAACTACAGCTAGAACAGTTGTGACATCAAATTCAGATGACGCAATTGTTGGGATAAGACTAGCAAATGTCATTTCTTCTCAAATAAAAGTTGATGTTTTTGTGGAAACAGCTGCAGCAGGGGGAAGTGATTTAAATGTATATTTAATTAAAAATGCACCAATCCCTGCTGGAAGTAGTTTAGAGTTAATTGATGGTGGAAGTAAAATAGTTTTACAGACTGGTGATGAACTTAAAGTTCAATCAGATACAGATGCTTCACTAAACTGTTATGTTAGTTTTGTGGATGCTATTAGTGAGTAGGAGATAACATGCCATATATAGGTAAAGATGTAGCAACAGCATATCAAAGTACAACAGCCGTACAAAGATTTAATGGTGACGGCAGTGATACAACATTTACATTAACAACAGCCGTAAGTTCTGTGCAAGATGTTCTTGTATCTGTAGATGGTGTGGTACAGGATACTGCAGCTTATACAATACCTGATGGTACAACTTTAACATTTACTGCTGCACCTTCAAGTGGTACAGGTAATATATTCGTAAACTACCTTGCACCTCAAGCATCAACAATAACACCTGCTGCTGAGAACAAAGGTAACTTTAAAGGTGGTGGATTGTTCAGAACAAATGCTCAATCATTGACAGCAGATATAACAATACTTGCTACAGAAAATGCTAACGTAACAGGGCCTTTTACAGTTGCAAGTGGAGTGACACTTACAATAGAATCAGGTGGAACATTGGTGACTATATGAGTACATTACTAGCAGATACAATTAGAAAAACTGGTGGAACAGCAGGAACAGATATTAAAGTAAACAACAGTTCTACTTATGTTGATGGTTCTAATAAAAGCACAAATATGGTGGCTGCTCTAACAAAGGGGTGGATTAATATGTCATATGGAGGGTCAGCAGAAAGAAGTGACTCTTTAAATGTTAGTAGTTCAGCAGATAATGGCACTGGAGATTTTACTCATTCTCATACAAATAATTTTAATTATGATGGATACTGCACTCATGGATTAGGTGGAGGACACGCAAATGCTGATGGACATTGGGATTATCAATTAGGTAATAACAATCAAGCTACATCAAGTTCACAAGTAAGAGCATACAATAGTACAGCAGCAGCTATGAGAGATGCAACAGGTGTAAGTATTCTTTGGACAGGAGATTTAGCATGAGTACAGTAAAGACTAACACTCTTACAGGCACAACCACAGCAGGTTCAATCTCCGTAACAGGTGAAGGTAATTCTACTACGACTAATCTGCAACAGGGTTTGTGTAAGGCTTATGCAACACATACTGCAGCAGTTTCTGTATTAGATAGTTTTAATGAAAGTAGTGTTTCAGATACAGGAACAGGTCATTTTGGTTTAAATTTTACTTCTAATATGGGTAATGATGACTATGTAGGAACTGGTTCTAATATTGGAAGTGATGACTCTTTTGCTACAGGTTTTATTTCAGACGGAGCAGTTCCCTTATCATCAAGAATGGATTATCAATTTAGAAATTATGATACGGTTGTTGCTACAGACCAAGACTTTCAAAGAGTTATGACACATGGAGATTTAGCATAATGGCTTTTGGTAATTTAAAATTTGATACGCTGACAACTTCTGATGCTAAGAACACAAACACAGAAAAGTCACTAGATACGAGTTATGTTTTTAATGGAAGTGCGAAACAATGGGTGCTACTTCAAAGTAGTGGAAATTCTGTTACAGATTCATTTAACAATTCAAGTGTTGCAGATAATGGCACTGGTGATTACACTTTAACAAGGACTAACAATATGGCAAATGCAACTTACTGTGCGATTGGTAGTTCTGGCGACCCTCAAACTAGCCACAATGCTAGTTCAGATGTAGACGTGCAAACAACATCTGTGCATGATATAAGATGCGTTAATGATGCAGCAACTGCTACACAAGATGTTCCAGATACAGTTAGTACAGTGCATGGAGATGTAGCATGATAAAAACACCAGAATTTCAAGGGACACATTTATGGGAAAGATTGCATTGGGCGAAAGATAACCTAGAGAAAGTGCAATCAGATATACGAGTAGTATACGAAGACCCAGAGGATATGGACAATCCTGCAAAAGTATTAGTTCCTGATCCTAATTGGATGGCTTGTGCATTACAGGGTGGCATTTTACCACCTGTTGAAGTATATTGGGAATTAGCAAAAGACGAAGCACAACCTGATTTTGTAAAACATACGAGAGGGTATCTGTTGCATAATACTAAACCGATTGAAGCAATGACAGAAGAACAGGCAATAGAATACTTAATTATGAAAGATATTCCACAACGTGTATGGCGTACATGGGATGAAGGCAATAAACCAAAGATGGTGATCTGCCGTTTACATCAACTGCCAGAGCATCGTCAATGGCGAAACGCATGGCAAATTAGAGAAGATATAGAACTAGCAGCATAGGAGATAATATGACAAGTTTTATCGTAGATAAGGATGGCAACCAGATTGATGCTTCAACAGTAACATCAAAGCCATCAGACCGACATTTTAGAAATGCTTGGGCGATTTCTGGTAAAGTTATAACTGAAGATATGACTAAGGCTAAAGAAATATTTAAAGCAAAGATAAGAGAAGTAAGAAGTCCTTTATTGGAAGCTGAAGATGTAGCATATATGAAAGCATTAGAAGCAGATGATGCTTCTGCTAAAACTGCAAGTGTGAATAAGAAGAAAGCATTAAGAGATGCACCTGCGGCAAAAGCTATTACAGATGCAGACACTATTGCTAAATTAAAAGCAGCGTGGGATACATCTGTACTTGGTGACAGCCCTTACGCATAAGGAGTAACTATGGCTTTAACTAAAGTAAGAGGTTCAGGAATTGATGCTGACGGACAAGAGGTAATTCTTGACGCTGATACCGATACTACCATTACAGCAGACACAGATGACCAAATAGATTTTAAAATAGCTGGAAGTGATTTAGCACATATTACAAGCACTTATGCAAAGTTGAGAGGTGCTACACCTTTAGTATTTGGAGAAAATAATTCTACTGGTACATTTCAAAGTATATCTGGAGAGGTTGGTGCAAACAATTTATTATTAAGAAGCTATCAATCTTTGGAATTTAAAAATGGAACAAGTGGTTCTTCTTTAACTGATGGAACTACTAGATTTAAAATACTCTCTGGGGGTAACGTAATATCACAAAGTAATTACTTCAAAGCATCTAGTTCAAGTGATAAATTTTACAATGGTTCAGACCCCTCATCTGGTGCTTGGCACGAGTTTAATTCTTCTACTGGTAATGAACAAATATTAGCAATAACAAATCATAATACAGGAACAGATAATGAGGGATTCGTAGTTCGCCATGTAGCCAATACAGCAAATACAAATTCTGGATATATAAGTTGTGCAAATGATATTAATGGTACAAAGTTTGCCGTTAAAGGTAATGGTGATGTACAAAGTGCAACAGATAGTTATGGGTCAACTTCAGATGAAAGATTAAAGTCTGATATTAAAGATGCAAACTCACAATGGGATGATATTAAACAATTAAGGTTTAGAAATTTTAAAAAATACAATACCGAAGATTTAGTTCATTTAGGATTAGTTGCTCAAGAAGCAGAAAAAATATCTCCCAATATTATATACACTATAAAACCAACTGCTCTAGATATAAAACATGATGCATCATTTGGTACTTTATATGAAGATGGAGATACTATTCCAGATGGTAAAAAAGTTGGTGACGTTAAAGAAATAAAAGAACGAGTTAAATCTATTAAATCATCTGTCCTATATATGAAAGCAGTTAAAGCCTTACAGGAAGCAATGACACGAATAGAAACATTAGAAGCCAAAGTCAAAGCATTGGAGAGTAAATAAATGCCATATATAGGAAAAGCACCCAACTTTGGAGTAAGAAGTAGATTTGTATATCAAGCTACAGCAGGACAAACATCCTTTAGTGGTTCAGATAGCAATTCATTAACACTTACATACAACGACAGTCTATACATGGATGTGTATCAGAATGGTGTGTTGTTAAAAGCAGGAACAGACTACACAGCTACAACAGGTACAACAGTCGTACTCGTCACAGGTGCAAGTTTAAATGACGTAGTAGAGATGATTGTGTATGATGTGTTTAGTGTAAATAATACCTACACTAAAACTGAAGCAGATACACGTTATCCTTTTAAGGGCAACAACAGTATCATAAGGTTAAATGGTCAGACTATATCAGCAGACATTACAATAGACAGTGATGAAAATGGTGTAAGTGCAGGACCTATAACACAGAACGCTACAGTTACTGTTAATGGTTATTGGAGTATTGTATGACAAGTCAATTAAATGTAGACACAATCGTAGACAAAGCAGGTAGTGGTGGTTCTAATGTGAAGATGGCTAATACATCTACCTATGTTTCAGATGGTGGTAATGTTACACAGAATACTGTGCAGGGTTTAGCAAAAATTTGGTGTAATGCAGACCAAACAGGAACTGTAAGAGATAGTTTAAATATTTCTGGAATTACTGATGAGGGAACAGGAGATGTAACTTTTACGTTTTCTAATGCAACATCAAATGATGATTATTCTTTAACTGGCTCTTGTAGAAGAGCAGCAACAACTACTGAAGGATTTGTTTTTCAAATTCATACTTTGGCTACTGGAAGTTGCAGAGCAAGACATATGTACATAGGACAACAACTCTATGACCACGACCATATGTGTATGAATATACATGGAGATTTAGCGTAATGGCAAGTGAACTAAGAGTAAATACGTTAAAGGATGCAAGTGGCAATAACTCTATAGCAACGAGTGTGGTGTTTGGTGGT